ACCAGACGACCGAGACGGTTGTTGGCGGCCAAGTCATCTTTCAAAAGGTGAAGTACGCGCTGCCGGCAGACTACAGCTCGTCGGTCAACCGCACCCATTGGGACAAGAGCAAGCGATGGGAAATGCTCGGCCCCGAATCGCCACAGCAATGGCAATGGCTGCTCTCGGGATACATCAGCACCGGCCCGCGAATTCGCTGGCGCCTGCTCGGTCAGTACTTCCAGATTTGGCCAGGCATGAACGGCGGTGAACTGCTCGGCTTTGAGTATCGCAGTAGAGCCTGGGCATACGCGCCTGACGGCACCCCGCAAAACAGCCTCACGAACGACAACGATACTTGTATCTACCCTGATCGCCTGATGGTATTGGGTACAAAGCTCAAGTATTTTGAGGCCAAGGGTTTTGATACCACGGCGCTGTACCGCGATTATCTGATGGAGTTTGAGACGGCTGTGGCGCAAGACACCGCTGCCGCCAACCTCTCGTTTGCACCGCGACCGGGTACGGTGTTGATCGGCTACGACAACATCCCCGATAGCGGCTACGGCACGGACAGCCAATAATGGCGTCTCCCGTTCGCAGACGGCTAATCCAGCGCACCACCAACAACGTGGCGTCATTACCGGCGCCTGTCGGTGGCTGGAACGCCCGCGACTCGCTCGCCAACATGGCGCCGACCGATGCGGTAACGCTTGATAACCTATTTCCAGGCGTTTCTAGCGTGTCGCTGCGCGGTGGCTATGCAAAACACGCCACCGGCATGACGGGCCAGGTAGAAAGCCTGCTCGTTTATAACGCCGGCACAAACGATAAAATGTATGCCGTCGTTGGCGGCAATATTTTTGAGGTCACCACGGCGGGAGCGGTAGGCGCGGCCAAGGTTACGGGCCTGTCAAACAGCCGCTGGGAATTTACCAACATCACAACGTCGGGCGGCGGATATTTGTATACCGCCAACGGTGTTGACAAGCCGCTGCTGTTTGACGGCGCTACTTGGACGCCGATTGACGGCGCATCCACGCCAGCCATTACAGGCGTGACCACGACGAGTTTGATACAGCCGACGCTGTTCAAAAACCGTATGTGGTTCATCCAAAAGGACACGCTCAAGGCGTGGTATTTGCCAACCGCCTCGGTAGGCGGTGTGGCGAACGTCCTTGATCTGTCATCGGTTGCACACTTGGGTGGAACGCTTATTGCGATGGCGTCATGGACGATTGACGCAGGTTATGGCGTTGACGACAACCTCGTTTTCATCACCGATCAGGGCGAGGTGATTGTTTATCGCGGCACCGATCCCTCAAGCGCCTCTACCTGGGCGTTGATTGGTGTTTGGATCATTGGCTCTCCTATTTCTCGCCGTTGTGTGCAGAAATATGGCGGCGATTTGCTGATTTTGACGCTTGACGGTTTGATTCCGTTTGCATCGGCGCTGCAATCTTCGCGGTTAGACCCGCAAGTGGCGCTATCAGACAAGATCCAAGGCGCATTTGCAGCCGCGGCACGAACGTACAAGTCCAGTTTTGGTTGGGCATTGCTATACAACCCGCTGAATAACGCCCTCATTGTCAATGTGCCGGTTAGCACGGGCAACCAAGAGCAATTTGTGATGAACAACATCACAAAAGCCTGGTGTCGATTTACGGGATGGGCGGCAAACTGCTTTGCATTGCTCAACGATAAACCGTATTTCGGCGGTAACGGCTATGTTGCCGAGGCTTGGACGACAGGAACTGGCACAACCGGCTTCAATGATGATGGAGTGGCCATCAACACCCGCGCGTTGCAGGCGTTTAATTACTTTGAGACGCGAGGCGTCATCAAGTATTTCACCCGCGCTCGCCCGACGCTATATAGCAACGGTCAGCCGACCATCAACATCGGCATGAACGTGGATTTCCAGACCAACGCCGACCTTGGCGCGCTGTCGTTCGTGGCAACGCAATACGGTCTATGGGATGTCGGGCTGTGGAATCAGTCGGTGTGGGGTGCTGACCTGATCATTACAAACAATTTCGTAGGTATCCAAGGCATCGGTTACTGCGGCGGATTGGTTTTCAACAGCGCCAGCAAGAACGTCTCCTTGGAATGGGCATCAACGGACGTTGTGTATCAACTCGGATGGGCTGGCGCATCGTAAACGGCCCCCATGTGGGCCATTGGGTCATGTCGCGCACGGACGGCGGCTATCACGCCGACCGTTCTGTCGCCATTGGCCTTGAGAAAGACGGTGAGCTGGTCGCCGGTACGGTTTATGAGATGTGGAACGGCAGATCGGTCGTTTGTCACATCACCTGGGATCAGATTACCCCGGCATACCTCGCCGCGGTATATGACTATCCCTATAACGTCGCAAATGTTGATAAGATCATAGGGCCAATCAGCAGCAAGCATACCCGCGCGCTCAAATTGGTCACGAAAATGGGGTTTTCAGAGGAAGCGCGGATTAAAAACGCCGCACCCGATGGAGACATTGTTTTTATGACGCAGACACCAGACAAGTGTCGCTATTTGGAGCCTCGGTATGGGCAAAAAATCACCGGCGCCACCGCCAGCACCTGATTACGCCGCGTTAGCGCGGCAGCAAGGAGCCGAAAACTTGGCAGCAGCCAAGCAGACGGCCTATATGTCTAATCCCAACATCTACGGCCCTACCGGGTCGCAGACGGTGACTTGGCAAAAAACGCCGACAGTAGACAAAGACGCCTACAACAAGGCGATGGAAGCCTACCAGCAGCGGCTGTTCTCTAATCCCGAAATGGCAGGTGAAGCGCCGGACGAAGCAGCGTTTACCACGTTTATTGAGCAGCCGACCATTACGCAAAAACTGACCGATCTAGGTCAGATGGCGTTTGAGCAAGAGCAAGCTGCTGATTACTGGTTAAATTTAGCAGCCAAAAACGCTGCGTATGGCATTAAAGATCTATCGGTTGCGAGGCCATTTGATACGGGCAGCTTGCCCAACATTGATTACACCATTGGCTATGCAGGGCCGCAGCAACGTGAGCTTGCACCGCCGTCTGAATCCGTTGGATATATTCAACCAGGTGAGGCTACTGGCGGCATTGCAGGCGCACCGACAGCCGCTTACGCGCCGACCGGCCAGTACGGCATGGAACGGTTGCCAGATCAGGTTGGGCCGGGGCAGATGGCGCAAGCCAATGTTGCCGTGCAGGGCGCGCAGTTGCCTGCACAGGCCGAGATGTATGGCTTGGCGCGTGGTGGCCCTGCCGCACCGCAGTTGCAGGGCGCAGACCTTTCGGGTGTAAACCAAGTTTCGCAATTACCGTTTTTTGCCGGAATGTTTGGTCTAGCCGGCGCAGGCCCGCAAGGGCTGAATCTGCAAGGGCTTGACCTGTCAGGTTTAGGCGGTGTGGCCGGTGGCCCGCAACAAGGCCAGTTTGGTTACGCGCAGCAGTTTGTCCAAGGGCCAGAACTACAACGCGAAATTGACATCGGCAACCTGCCGCAAGGGCCGGTCAACGCGGGCATGACGGCGCAGCAAGCGATCCTGTCCCGCCTGTCGCCGCAGCTGCAAGGTGAGCGCCAATCGCTGCAAACGCAACTCATCAACCAAGGTCTGCGACCGGGTGGCGAGGCATATAACTCTGCAATGCAAGCGCAAATGCAGAAGGAAAACGACCTTCTGTTGCAAGCCGCCGCGCAGGGCATCAGCCTTGACCAAGCAGCGCGTCAGCAGGCGTTTAACGAACAGCAATCCCGCGCGATGTTCGCCAACCAATCCGCCCTATCGGGCTTTGGTGCAGGCATGGAGCAAGCCGGCCTGTATAACACCGGATTGGGGCAAAACCTCCAGCAATCGCTCGCCACACAAGCCGCGCAAAACCAAGCCCAACAGCAGGCATTCCAGCAGCGTCTGCAAGCGGGTGAGTTTGGCCGCGAGGCGCAACTAGCGTCGTTTGGCACCCAACAGCAAGCGCAGCAGGCTGCTAATCAGGCCATTGGTCAGAACTTTGACCAAGCCCTTGCGGCACAGCAGGCGCAAAATCAGGCGCAACAACAGGCATATCAGCAAGCACTCGGCACAGGTCAATTCAACCGAGAAGCGTTGATGGCGCAATTTGGCATGGGGCAGCAGGCTCAAGAACTGCAAAACCAAGCCATCGGCCAAAATTACGAGCGCCAGATCGCCGCCAATCAGGCTGCCAACCAGGCGTTGCAGCAAATTTTTGGTCAAAGCGTCAACGTGCAAGAGTTGCAGAACGCTGCCGCAGGGCAGAACTTTCAGCAGCAACTCGCCGCTCAACAAGCCAACCTTGCCCGTCAGGCTCAACAGGTCGGTCAGTCGCAAGAAGCCGCGCAGTTCTACAACCAAGCGCAGCAACAAGCGATGCAGCAAGAGCTGGCGCGTCAGGCAGCGCAAAACCAAGCGCAAGCGCAACGATTCAATCAACTTATGGCGCAACAAGAGCAGCGTAATGCCGCCATTGGCCAAGGGTTTGACATCGGAGCGCAACGGGCTGCATTCCAGAACGCCGCGCAGCAACAAGCCTTCCAGCAAGGCATCGCGCAACAGCAGTTCCGCAATACGGCCATCCAACAAGCTCTCG